TATATATGGTAAATAGTGAAAATTTAACCCTACAAACCCACCTTTAAATGTATCTACTGGTAAAACTAATGGGAATAAATCATAATATGGTAATTTATCTTTAGTTTTAGGGTCATAAAAATACATATTCAAACGTCCTGCACTAGGTCTTTGATTTAGTTTTCCACTTCTCATAAGAGCAGTACGAGTCGCCTTACGTGCTATACTTTGGACAGCATTTCTATACCATTGTGCTGACTTTAGTACACCTTTTTGTCTATCTACTATGGGTCCAAATATATTTGCCATACTACTATTTATAATGAAAAAGGGCACCTATTACTAGGTGCCCTTGAAGTTTTAACGTTTTTTGAGAGAGAAAGGTTTACTCTTCGTCTGCCAATTTACTAAAATAAGACAACGTATCGTCTTCCTCACTAGCAGGTTTAGAGTTCACAACGTTAGTACTTTTCACCTTGCCATTGACCTGTTGTGGGAGGTCAACTGTTTCAACAGTTTCGGTGCTTCGTGTACCCATAATTATCCTATTCAGTTTCTCTTTGAGTTCCTCATAAGATTTAAAATTACTAGGGTCCACAAATGGTTTCAAAGGATACTGTTTCGCCCATATTGCTTTAATAGCAGTATCTTCACTTGCTACTGGCGTAACACCTTCAAATTCAGATTTGTCGTAGTTCCAATAGCCATCAACTTTTCTAATTTTTAGTTTAAAGTTTGCACCTTTCCAAAAATCAAATGGGTTGATTGCCTTTTCATCCGCAAATTGAGGTTGCATTGCTTCTGATATCTTATCAAATATCTTTTTACCAAATTTGTATAAGAAAACTTTGCCTTCATTTTCGGGATGTTTTGGATCACTAACAATATAGATGTTAGAATAGTATGATAATTTTCTTTTTCTCTTACGAGCAATATCCTTATCACTATCTACACCTGTATTCCATAATCTAGTATTATCTTCACTAACTGGATCTTTAGTATTTAAAGTTGTTAATGAATTTTCAATGTACCAACCACCTTTGTCTTGAAATGCGTGTGACCATACTCTTTGCCAAGGCATTTCTTCGTTGTTAGACGCAGGTAAAAATCTAATAACAGCATAACCGTTACCAGTTTTATCTAACTCTGGTTTCCAAAGTCTATCGTCTTGATACTTGTTTTTGTTTGCTTGATCCTCGGGACCGAGGTTCTTTTCAAGTGCCTTTGTAATCTTATCAAAGTTACTTGATGATGATTTTAATGTTTCAAAATCCATATGTATTCTCCTTTTGTATTAACATATTCGTTGTATTTGTGTAGGCTATATAATCGCCTTCATTATTATTTATACACTCACTATGTCTAATATAACATAATTAGAGCATAGAGTCAAGTGTGGTATAATCTATGTACTTCAGGTTAGGTATGCCTTTCCATTCTTCAATAGGTCCATTGACCTTATCCCTGCCATCATTATATCTATTGACCTTATAAAAATGTATGTCTGGATACCATTGGAACATAGTTCTCCATTGATTGATCCAATTCAACCCTGGTGTTGGACTGTTATCTTTTGCTGTATAATGCTTACTACTCTTGTAGATATTATTAATCTTCTCATTATGACTATGTAAATCGTGTCCTATTAGGTACACTTCACAAGGATTCTCTTTCTTAACTGCAACTAAACCAGCACTTGCCCCACACGCCCAACCGTGGTCTCTAGGTTCGCATATATCATCTAATGAGTGTGAATAGTCTGGTTCTTTTATCCAACTAACTTTAATTTGAGCTTGGTCAACTTTCCTTTTAAGTACTGCACCATCTGTCAATACACTTACTACACCTTTTAAATTAGAACCGTGTAAAACATATTCTTTACTATCACCACGTCCATTGGTTATAACAGCACCTTGTTCTATTGCTTTATCTAATTCTTCTTTAGGTAAACCATCTTGTATTATTGCGTCATATGTATGAGCAGGCACTTTAGTCCAATTTCTAAAATAACAAGGTATCTTTTGTGCCATACCTGCGTGATATATTTCGTGTATCATTCCGTGGTCTACACCAGTTAACACATCACATAAATTAGGGTGGTCTCTATAAATGGCATTGCAACCATATATCTTACCAAATTCTTTATACTTTAATAAATCTATACCTATTCTACTCTCACCGTTACCGATACAGAATACTCTACTAGACCTTTTTTCTTCTTTAATTTCTTTTGCCAAGTCTTCAACGTCTTCAGATATTATCATTTGTAGTCTTTTCTATTTTAAAAAAGAAAGATAATGTTAATCTTTCTTTAAAGGTATAATCTAAACAAGGAGAGTGGTATCTACCACCGTGATATAAAACTAGTCTATTTGGAACAGCACTTATATAAATGTCTGGCACTCTCTCCATTTGATTATTAAAAAATGCCGTACCACCATCATATGCCTGGTCAAAGTACATCATACCTGCTATTAAAGGTTCTTCTTTTTCACCTGCTGGATAGTCCCTATGTACAAGACCATATTTACCAAAGTTTTGTGGAGATTGTTTTATTTCACTCAATATAATCTTTCTAGCAACTGTCCTGAAATCAATAATTTTAGTTTGTAGTATACCTTCTATTTTATTTGTGATGTAATCGTTCTCTTTATCATATTGATTTTCATAACAAGGATACGCCTGCAATCTATTACCATAATACCCACTTCCTGGTTGATGTTGTGCTTCATAGTTCAACCTATCTAAATCTGATTTAATATTAGTATACTTTTCTTTTGTGAAGAAATTATAATGAATTGATATTCCACCATTTAAAATATAATCAATCATTTAAATATATTACCTTGCACATTTAAGTAATTAAAGTTTATATTAACTCTTCTTGTATCGTTTGTTGTGCTTGTACTAGTATGGTCAATACTTGGATCAAATAGTATTGCTCTATTTGCAACACTATCAATTTTCTTATCTCCTATCCTTGTATATCCATTGCAAGTGTTCAAAGCAAACAGACACCCCACACAAGGAAAAGGATAATCTCGGTGCATACCGTGTTCAATAAGCTTACCTTGATTAGGAAATGAATTTACTTTTACTCTTAATAAAGTTTCCATCTTAATATTTGGATCTTTAAATTCTTGTAATTTACGTAAAACTGGATCCATTATTTCCCAAGATGTAGTAAATGTTGGTCTGTCATTGTCATATAACATATGCATATTAAAGAATTGATAACCAATTTTTCCTCTATCAGATGTTCTTACTATTGTGTCATAATAAAACCAAGGAAAGTATTTACCCATTACCTTTTCTTCTAATACATCAAAATCTTCTTTATATAAAAAATTATCTATTACTATTGTTTTCATTTAAAAATAATTAAAGTTTATATTAACTCTTCTTGTATCGTTTGTTGTATTTGTACTGCAATGTGGAATGGTTGAATCAAATAATACTGCTCTATTTGCAACACTATCAACTTTAGTACCATCTTCAAACTTTGTATATCCATTGCAAGTATTTATACTAAATACACACGCCCTACGGTTTAAATTACCCTTACTCCCTAGCAACGGCCAATCTGTATGCATAGTGTGTTCCCTAAATATACCTTGATTAGGATATGAATTTGCTTTTACTCTTACTAAAGAAGTCATACGAATATTTGGATCTTCTAATTTCATTAATTTATCCAAGACTGGATCCATTAATTCAAAAGATGTAGTAAATGTTGGTCTGTCATTGTCATATAACATATGCGTTACATAAAATGTCATATCTTTCATATATTCTTCTTCTAGTATTATTTCATTATAATGAAACCAAGGAAAGTATCTACCCATTATCTTTATATGTAATTCATCAAAATCTTTTTTATCTAAAAAATTATCTATGACTATTGGTTGCATATAATCTCCATTGCCTCTAGTATCTCTTGTACAGTCCACGTACCATTTATTTTCTTATTAAGATTTGAGTTCACTAGTTATAATCTCCTTCATTACTAATTTAGCTTTCGTCTTGTTAAATGATATAAATGGTTTCATTTTCCGCAATTTTCTGGACATATCAGTCCACACAACTTTTTCCGTAACTTGTTTATCCCAGTCTTTAATAAAACCAAGGACTGAATCAAGTATGATGGCGGTTGGGTATGAAACTTTCCGTTGAATAAGTAATCGTAGCATTCGTGGATGTTGCCCATTAACCACCCTAAAGCCATCATCAAAAGAAATGCCCCTCCTGCTAAAGTCATAAACAATACTATTAATACTGCTTCGTAAACTGTAGTCAAAAGACTCAAAATATTTTCTGTACTGAAGGTAGGTTTTGTGTCCATTGTCATTTAATAAATTCCCTATCCATTTCTTACTATCGTCAATAAAATTACTTACAAAGAAATCAAGCACTTCACTTGGACTATATCTTGTAGATAACTTATAGAAGAAGTATCTATCTTTTCTTTTAGTAAATGAATCCAATGTTGCATTTACCTTACCTGTATATTTATGATAGTCATAGGTGTCTGTTGTAAAATGCAACTTAACACCTAGATATATCTTATATACGTCAAATCCTCCATATGCCATACTAATCTATCAAATACTTATAACAAATTGGGAAATGGTCTTTCATATGTCTTGATAACTGGTGAGTGACCATTCTCGTTTCTGCTTGAGCATTACTCTTACTCCTTAAATTACATACTCTACTAAATGCAAATACACTACCTGACCATATCCACTCGGTCATCATACATTGAGGTAGTACCATACGTGCCATTTCTGGTGCAATACCTTCCTCTAACATATCATTGTATGTTTCTGTAGCCACATTTATTAAATGTGTAATATCATATTCTACTTCTTCATCACTTGAACCTTGTTTAATACTCTTCTCTGGTTTCTTTCTCCACATAAAAGGTATATAAAACTCTGGTTTATCTGAAACATATCGTCTACTCACTTCGTTCCAACTTAAACCTACTTGATGTTTAACTAATTGTCTTGCAACAAAGATAGGTGCTTTAATTCTAAATGATAGAAAGGCGTGTGCAAATGGTGACCAATGTCCGTGCAATGCCAAATACTTAATTAACTTGTCATCTTTTTCATCAAGTACATCTTTTCTTTTTGCAAAGGATACTCTAGCAGCATTGACTACTGATAGGTCACTACCTAACTTATCTATAAGTTCTATATCCATTAAAATAACTTCCCTAGTTTATATACACCCCATAATGCCATAAAGACAAATAATGCACTTAACATCCCACCTTCAAACAAAGCAACTAATGTAACTGTTGCCCACAATGCATAGAACACTAAAGATTTCCAGTTCATAAAGAACCAAACTAATGCTAATCCAATTACTTTTAAATATTCTTTTATCATTACGGTAATACTCCAGGTTTACCACCTTTTAATAAGTTTAACTGTTGTGATTGATGTTGTATTTTTTCTTTGAGTTGTTTTGTAATTAGACGTGCTGTAGTTTCAACTTCAATAGTATTTTCTTCACAATATTTAACAATAGCATCCACATATAACATATCTTTATGCTTCTTTACTATGTCCTCTATGATTAAAGAAAATTCTTTTGAGTTCATTTTATTACTATAACATATTTATTAGCAAATGTAAAGTGTGTAGTTTCTGTTGCCACGTACTACACAACGCCGTTTGCCTATTAACTAGGCAGCAAGAGCATAACTTTCGTTAGCTTTTATGTGTTTGTCCTTTAAAGTAGCAACCTACTATCTAACTCCAGTTAGTTTTGATTGTGAATCGATTCCATATCATCCCCCATAAGCACACTTGAAATCAATGTGTTTATGGTGGAGATGTTGGGAATTGAACCCAAGTGTTCTCCAACTATTATCTAACCTTCAACGTCAAATTCATTATAAACTTATTCCTTGTTTGTTTGGCATAAACTTTAAATCAAATGACTTGTATAACATACAAGATTCCATTCCATTCATTGTTGACATAACTACAAGTGATATTGTATATGTAGGGTCAACATAATAACTTACTATAAAAACTGGTTCACCATCTGGTCTAGCACTATCTCTACCAACAGAAACATTAACCAAAGTCATTTCGTTCTTTTCTATATATGCAAGTACACTTTCACTAGTTCCACATATAACAGGCATTTGTAACCAATATAATTGTCCTTGCAAATTATCTTGTGGCATTTCAGGCAATGGTGATGTTTCCTGCTCCGCCATAGCAAATGTGCTCATAGTTATGAGTACTGCTCCAAATATTATTGATTTTAACCTTTTTAACATAAGTGACCTCTCGTGGATAATCTCTAGCCACTTTGTTAATGATTTTGCTTGATTTTATCTTTGTTTAGTTCTTCATAGTATTTATAAAAATACTGTATAGATTTTTCTAGTTTTGGCTCAAATATTTTTTTATCTTTGACAAAAGAACGCATTGTGCCGTCTTCACCTGCCATTAGTATAACTAATTGTTCTATGCGTTTGCCAAATAGCTCTTCATACATAATTGCATAGGCAGTTGTTTGGACAAAATAGTTTTCTATCCAATCTTCTTTACGTTCCTTATTTGCTGTCTTGAAATCTATTACTGATAACTTACCATTGTACTCAGCAACACAATCAACTTGACCTGCAATGGTCAATTTATGACTGTACATAATCTCTTCTAGTAAATGTATGTTATTAATTTGTGCTAAATATGGCAACATCAATCTAAACATACCTAATGGCAACACATCACGAATACTTGGTGTTTCACCTTTGATATACTGTTCAACAAGTGTATGAGTTGCTTTGCCTCTACGTGCCGCTCTACCCATTTCCCAATTGGCTGCTTCTTCACCAACTGCTTTTCTCCACTTATCTAATCCTTCTTTTTTCTGTACACCTAAAACTGTAGTGATAGATGGATAGTTCTTACCATCAATATCATAGAAACGGAAACCGTTTATACGTCTACCTTTTGTTTTTGGAAGTTTTGTCTTATCAATATTAATCCAAGTAAATTTATCTGCCATTATTTGTTCCTCAATTTCTTTCTTAATACACTAATTCGGTGTTTGATTCCATCTATTGTTGTGTACATCCATCCACAATCGTGTGGTTCAATTTGAGTTCTGAACCACTTGATTGTATCTTTTAATACTTCAATCTGTTTTTTTATACTCATAATCATATAATAACATTATATTGCCAATTTGTCAATGCTTATTACGTACCCTTTTGAGCGTACATATCAATGATTTTATTACGTTCATTGACCCTATCATCATTAATAATTTTAACCTCTCAACTAGGGTCGTATGGCTCATATATTGTCTTGCCATCACTATTTCTATATGCTCTTAATATCTGCTTTCTATTGTCTTCAGCATTCTTATATGAGCAATGGATCCAACCGCTATTCGGTTCATCCACATTGTGGTACTCTAATATCAACTGGTCAAAATCTAAATTGTCAATGATGTATTTTGCTAGTTCAGCATTTGGTAACCCAAATATTTCAAAATCAGCGGCTTGCCCTTTGGCGTGCTGTGATTTTAAACTTGAACCTATCTTAACACATAA